CATCATCATTATCATCATCTTCTTTAATTATTTTTGTGTCCATTTTACCATTTTCTTTATTGTATAATAAACAATGTTTTTCATTTCCCCTTGTATATAATGCAACAACTTCTTCTGTTGCACTGCAAATGTCTTTTAGTTTGTCCATTTTAGCTTGTATTTTTTTATTTATGTCATCTTTATTTGGCGAGTTTCCTTCAAAAAATACGGTGAATCCAGTATTTAAATTGTCTAACATATTATTGGATATATTGGCGATTGAATCCATTGTTTTTCCTTTAATATTATCTGTACGACAAACCCCTTTATCACTATCGTCTCGCTTATAACATTTGAGTTTACTACCAATCTCACCATTAAGTTGTTGCGTTTTTTCGTCTTCTGTCATACAATCGTTTTCTGTATTACAATGTATACCAACATTTGGATGCGATTTTAAACCTTTCGCAAGTGTGTCTATTTTGGACCCCATTATTTTAACATTGCGCATAATCCCCATATCGGTATTTTCTCCGCTGGCGTTTACGTCATCCGCACCTCCACATTTTTTCTTTGTTTTATTATTTCTTTGTTTTCTTTTCTTTGTAGTATTCCCTCCTGATGTTACTTTTTTGTCTACATATTTTGCACCTCCGCGTTTTTTTATATTAGGATTTACGAATAATCCATTTTTTTGTGACTTTAATTTTGTTATTGCAGATGTCATTGTATTGTATTATAATAAATGCAGATATATAAAAATTGAATAATAATAATAATAATAATTATTATTATAAAAACGATGAGCACTGAAAATAAACTCTTGGTATTTGATGTGGAAACAACCGGGTTGTTGCCGAAACAAGAAAAAATGAATATGCATACAATTAATAATTATCCCCATATCATACAATTCAGTTATTTGTTGTATGACATAAGTAAAAACCAGATCATAAAAAAAAGTGATAATTACATAAATGTTGATTCCAGTGTAGAGATTAGCCCTAAAATTACCGAATTAACTGGTATTACACGTGACAAGTGTAAAAATGGTATCAATATATTAAATGCATTAAAGGATTTTTACGATTTATATTCACAAAGTGATGTTATAATTAGTCATAATATGAATTTCGATCGAACGATGGTATTGGCCGAAATGTGTCGCAACCATAATAGTATAACAAACACGATGCCATACATGTTCACATTATTTAACAAAGCACAAATGACCCGGAGCGAAAAGTCACTATATTGTACAATGAAAAATGGAATAGACGTGTGTAATCTTATGGTGGAATCTAAAACAAAACCTGGTGTCACATATAAAAAATGGCCCAAATTAATACAGTTATATGAACATTTGTTTCAATATCGTCCAGAAAATTTGCATAATTCGTATGTAGACAGTCTGGTTTGTTTGCGATGTTATTTAAAAATGGAAAAAAATATAGATAATCCCGAATTTGATAAGTTAATACCTCGGCCATAAATAAGGTCTATATGTCTATATCTAAAATACTATACTTATCCCGAGCACATATCACATACTTCGTGTTCCATATTATCGTGTTCTTTTTTTTCAGGTTCAATAGTAAACTGTTGTGCTTGATGTACCGCACGTCTACGCAAATAATAAATACCAGTTTTCAATCCCTTGGACCATCCATAAAAGTGCATGGACGTTAGGTTACTATAATTTGGGTCTTCAATCCACAAATTCAGGCTTTGACTTTGACATATAAATACACCGCGGTCAGCAGCCATATCAATAACGTGTTTCATTGGGATTTCCCATACGGTTTTGTACTTTTGTTTAATTGAATCAGGCACATCTTCGAGCTGTTGAATACTACCTTTATTGGCAATAATATTATTTTTGATGTCTTCGTTCCAAATACCAAGTTCAATTAAGTCAGCCATCATATATTTGTTTGCAACAATAAATTCACCTGCAATTGTGCGGCGATTGTAAATATTGCTTGTAATCGGTTCAATGCATTCATTATTACCGAGTATTTGGGATGTTGAGGCGGTTGGCATGGGCGCCATTAATAGAGAATTGCGCATACCATATTTTTTGACCTTGTCTTTTAAACCATCCCAATCATAAGACAAACGACTATGGTCAAACTCGTCCCACAAATCGAATTGTAGTAGTCCTTGTGATGCTGGTGAGCCATCAAATGTTTCATACGCACCAACAAGGGTCGAGCCCTTGCTGATCAGTTCCTCCATAACTGGTCGTTCTTCTTTTTGAAAAATTTCGATATATGCCTCGCGGTGAATATCCGTTGTATTATAATATTTCTCGGCAATAATATCATAACGTTCTTTTGCAATATCATTTGAACATTCCACTGATGCGTGATAGATTGTTTCAAAAATCTTGAAATTAATAATTTTGGCTTCTTCGCTTTGAAATGGAATATTCATTTTAAAATATACATCGGCTAACCCCTGAACACCAATACCAACGGGACGATGACGCATATTACTTTTACGCGTTTTCGGCGTAGGGTAATAATTCACGTCAATAATTTTGTTGAGATTGCGTGTAACTACTTTTGAAACTGCGTGAAGTTTTTCATAATTATAAACCGAATTTCCACTACTATCAGTATCAATAAACGACGGTAATCCAATACTTGCCAGATTACATACAGCTGTTTCATCTTTGTCACTGTATTCAGTTATTTCAGTACATAGATTTGACGACTTAATAATACCTACATTTTTTTGATTGGATTTGCGGTTTACACTATCTTTATAAAGTAAATATGGCGTACCTGTCTCCATTTGACTATCCAGTACACGAAACCATAAATCGCGAGCTTTCATTGTTTTACGACCTTTACCAGCTGATTCATATTTCTCATAAAGCTGGTCAAACTCTTCACCGTAGACATCACTTAGCCCGGGGCACTCATCTGGACACATAAGAGTCCAATTTCCGTCGGCTTTAATGCGCTTCATAAATAGGTCAGGAATCCATAGCGCATAAAATAGATCACGGGCTTTCATTTCTTCATCACCGTGATTTTTACGCATTTCTAAAAAGTGCTCAACATCCCCGTGCCACGGTTCCAAATAAATAGCAAAACTGCCATTTCGCTTACCACCACCTTGGTCAACATATTTGGCGGTATTATTAAACACACGTAACATGGGTACGATTCCATTAGAAATTCCATTAGTGCCTCGAATGTGACTTCCCGATGCTCGAACATTATGAATATGTAAACCTACACCCCCGGACCATTTTGAAATCATTGCACAGTCTTTCAATGTATTATAAATACCATCAATACTGTCATTTTCCATACCAATTAAATAACAGGAACTAAGTTGGGGATGAGGTGTCCCTGCATTAAACAGAGTAGGTGTACCGTGTGTAAAATATTTTTGACTTAAATAAGTATAACTTTGTTTCACACTTTCCAAATCGTTTCCGTGAATACCAATACTAACACGCAACCACATATGCTGTATACGCTCTACAATCTGTGTATTAATGCGCATTAAATATGCACGTTCCAATGTTTTAAATCCAAAATAATCAATAAGATAATCCCGACGGTAATCAATTAAGCTTTCCCATACCTCTTTATTGGAATTTACAATGTCTATAAACTCTTTTGTAACCATCGGGCTGTGTTTATTGTGTTTATCCTTGAAATTATATAGCTTATTCATTACGGTAAAGAAAGACTGTTTAATATTTTTCTGATGATTTGAAACAATTAAATGATTCGCTAAAATATTGTATTCGGGTCGAATAGAAGACATTGCCGCGCATTGTTCGGCCATAAGTTCATCTATTTGACACGTTGTAATACCGTCATATAACTGATCAATTACCTTTATGGTAAGGGTTGTATAATTAAGTTTAATCTTCTCATCATTCCCTATTTTTTTCACACGATTTAGAATCTTATTAAATGAGATAACTTCTTTCCCACCATTGCGCTTTGTAACGAACATTTCCGCATCATCATTCGTAAATGAGGACATGAATACTATTTAATAACAGTATAAAAATATTTTTATATATATTTATAATTATATCATAATGACAAGAACGTGTCCAACACATATGATATTTGCGTGTGATAATAAATATGGAATCGGGTTTGATAAATCGTTACCAAACTGGAATTTACGAAATGATTTGCATAGATTTAAAACGTTAACAACTGGTGAAGGAGATAATTTTATTATTATGGGAAAAACTACGTGGTTATCGCTGAATAAACGACCATTACCAAATAGAATAAATATAATATTATCAACTACACTTGATAAAAATATAAACTATAATAATGTTGTTGTAAAAGAAACAAAAGAAGAAATAGATGAATATATCGAGGAATATAAAAAAAAGAATTCCCAAGTTTGGATCATTGGGGGCGCTCAAGTATACAAATCATATTTGCACGAGGTGGACAATATTTATTGGAGTCACGCAGCTGATTGTTTTACAGCGAATGTATTTTTAGACAATGAAGTAATCACATTTTTGGATAATCAACAATGGAACATCAATAAAACATATGAACATTCCTATATGTGCGATATGTACACATTTAAGATGTGTACCGTAAAAAAATAATTATTAAAATATTCAAAATTAACATAATTTAATTGTTTCGATTAAATTATTTACAGATAGATTATGAATAATTTTATTGTTATTGTCTTGGGTTTCAACAACAATTTTTTTCCGCGGTTTTGTGCCTCGGTGTTCATATCCGGTTTCTCTCTCTGTTAATATGGTATTCCAAGTATCTTCAATTAATGGACTTGCACTTTCAAACCATTTTTTATTTCGTTTTACCAATACACAGCTCATTTCATCCAAATAATAATAAGACCTTTTTATAACTATATGAGATTGACTATATTTAACCTGTGTCGATTCGATCCATAAGTCAATCTCTTCTTTATTTATTGCTTCATTGACGCCGCGATATACATAAAATGGTTTATAACCATCACTGTCTTCATTATTATCATACAATGATGGTTTTTTCATAAGTTGTAATATAACTCCCGTGTGGGGTTTACTGTCATTTTCATAAAATGCTTGCTCAGTTTCATATTCTTTAAACCGAGTCTCGAAGAAGTCACAATAGTCTAAATTGCAGGTTTCCATTTGTATTTGCATTTGAACCCAATATTCCTCTTTTGGTATACCCGTGATTTCTCTATTTACAATATTTTTAATTTCCAACATACGACCATATAGAGGACTATTCGGGTCTATGTTTATACCATCTGGGGATGCACCAATATATTCGAATTTTTCGTGAGTAATACACCCAAAATCGCCGACTTTTGTTTTATGTATATCTTCATATAACATAACACTAACGGGTTCATATTTATTACCCCATTCCATCGGTCCACCGTAATAATGAGATGACTTCGAATTAACATTACATTTTTCATATATGATACTATTTCGCGTAGATTCAGATTTGAATATTTTCCATAGGTTACTCGCCGTTATCATATTTTTCCGTTTTGTATACCATTCCTCACTTTTTTGGTCGGGTTGGGGTTTATTTTTCAATAATTCGATGGTGTGTTCGCTATTATTGCAATATGTAATGGTGTTTAATGGAATGGTATATTCAGGTATATCATTACATACAAGAACATTATCGATGTGTTGTTTATAATGATATGAGTCTGTTTCACCAAATGTGATATCTAAACACGTTTCTAGGTTTTTCTTATATTTATGTGAATAATAATTAACCATCGAATCACTAATAAGTGAGTATATCGTATCGTATACACATTCTAAGTCATACTCATTATCAATAGTCATACTATTATCATCATCATCGTCAAACGAATCATTCATATTTTCTAAATCCATATAATATATATTAAATTATATTTTTAATATCTACTTATTCAATTTTTTGTCTCTTTTTCATTGTTTCGCTTAGTTTTGTTCTTTTTTGGGGTCAAGCTGGCCAATATACTTTTTTTCCCGTCGTTTCGTATAGAAAAATTATGATTGTTATTATTGTAATATAGTCCCGGGATTCCTGTAATTTTCATAGTTTCTTTATTATAAATAACGTCGGTAATTTTTGTTAATCGATTCTGGGCAACACAATTAATAAAATACTTTTTTAATATATCACCATTTCCGTCAGTTGACGTGCAAAAATCGTCAGCATAATCGTTGAGTAATTTAATTTTAATGTTCTTTACTAATTTATTCCACGGCTTACATACACTCGAATTTGTGTCATTCTCTAATAATCTTTTAATCTCGTCATTCGTGTCATTCTGTTCAAACATATTCTATCTATAATATATTTATATAGTTATATCTATACTATTTATAAAAGTGTATTTATGGAAAGCAAAAGTGTATTTATGGAAAATAAAATAGTATTATTAGAAAAACCAAAAAAAAACAGGAAAATAACAACCCATAAATTATGGAATAATAATATAAACTGTGCTGAACAATTATTGTTGGTGAAAAATATTCAAAACAAAATCGTATGCAATGACAGTATTATATTACAACAACAAATCAATCGAAAAATACAGGGATACAAACAACAGGACAAACTTAAAAAATTGTTTGATGAATTAAAATTCATTAATATAGAGAGGATTATAGAACTGATGATTAATCAGGAGAACAAATGTTACTATTGCAAGGAGTCTACCATTTTATTTTATGAAAAAGTAAGAGAACCAAAACAATGGACATTAGAACGTATCAATAATAAAATGGGGCATAATAATGATAATTGTGCAATATGCTGTTTAAAATGTAATGTTACACGCAATACAATGTATTTAGAACGGTTTAAATTTACAAAGGAGCTTGAAATAGTTAAAAAAACATAATATAAATAGTACTGAGTATATTATTTATATGGAAGAAATCGAAAAAAAATTAGACCAGTTTATAATAAATAATCGTATACCTCATATTATATTTCACGGTACCCATTCTGTTGATAAAAAAACGATTATTAACAAATTCGTACAAAAAATTTATAATTATAATAAGGAACAAATTAAAGAGAATATATTATCAACTGACTGTTCTTATGGTAAGGGTATTAAATTTATACGCGAAGACTTAAAATTCTTTGCAAAGGCAAATATTAGTTCAAGCAATACGAATTTGTTTAAGTCGATTATTTTATACAATGCAGATAGTTTAACGGTAGATGCTCAATCTGCATTACGGCGGTGTATTGAAACATTTAGTAATACTACGCGATTTTTCTTAATTGTTGAAAACAAATATAAATTATTAAATCCGATATTGTCCCGTTTTTGTGAAATTTATGTACCAGAACAAATCGACAATGGACGAATTATTACAAATAATAATTGTTATGATTTAGATATTTATGTAGAAGAAATAAATAATAAAATGACTATATTAAACCAAAATACTGATATTGGACATAATGATTTATTAAATTTAAGTACCCATTTCTACGAAAATGGAGTAAATTGTTTGCATTTTATTGAATGGTTAAAAAAACAAACACCGATAAATATGTCAGATATATCCGACATTTGTTTGTATTTTGATAAAGTAAAATCGGATTTTAGGAACGAATCTTTATTGTTTTTGCATATTTTAAATTATTATTATTTTCGTTTAAAAATTAATATAAAATAGTAATAATATTATATTTATAATATGGATGACTTTGTCATATCAAACCTGCACGAATCACGAAATGAGTGGTGCGCCCGCCTTGTTTCTATATTGAGTCCCCTTGTTGTAGATGGGTTTAAATCTATATTTAACGAGTCGTGGAAAATGTGCATTGATAATGATGAATTAAATAAATATTTAATGACGTTTCAAGAGTTATTAAAAAGTATTCCAAAATGGAATAACGAAATTATCAGTGAAGAGCGAAAGCGAATTATTGAACGTAGTGGTTGTAATTATTTAGAAGATTTGATTACGTGTGTTCATATTATTCAATTGAAGGTGTTGACTTGTATTCGGGTGGGAAATAAACAAAAACAAATAGATATTTCCACACCTAAATTAGACGATTTTATTCATAAAGTATACATTCACTGCGCGCGTAAAATTTATTCCAATGTATATTTGTTTGAGAAAAACATCTCACCGTTGCAAATTCAAAAAAACAATCGTGAATTAGAAATTATAATTCAGGAATGTATTTTGGTCGCTATTCGTGATTCTATTCCAACTGAATCAATTATCCGCGCATATATGGACGAAGCATTAGAAGAGGAAGAACAAGTATTCATCGAGTCCATACCAAATGAAGAAGTAAAAATGACAGGAGATGGAATCGAGTCTATGGAAAATAAAGACGTAATTAAAAATGACGATCACATTAGTGAAATCGTAGAATCTGGTAAACCCCCCGAGCAGGTCTTGGGTATAACAAATACAGATGATGAAACTCCCGTGACGCGATTAACATTTAATGATATGGATAGTGTTTTAGACGAAAGTAATAATGTTAAAAATATAGAAGCCCCCAAGACGTTTGAACGTTTAGAGGAAATGAGTATGAATCGTGCACTTGAAGATAAATTAAATGCACAGGACCCCGATGATATCGATGATGAATTGAAAATCGGGGAAGAACTCATTGATTTGAATGATTTTGAAGACCTAAGTTCCGTTAAAACGAAGGAACCCTCACTTGATGATATAATATTAGATGGTGTTGAAGAATTATAATAATTCGTATAATTAATGAAAAAAATCCATACTAATATTTTATTATGGAGAAAGAACTTACTTTCTCGCTTATTATTGTACTCTTTTACAGTTTAATGAAATTTGCAGAAATGAAGTTTATTGAAAAGGAAATGAAACCAATTAAGGTATTGATTCGTGATAGTTTTATGGTGTTCGTATCGTCGTTTGTTGGTTCTTATTTATTTATAAATTATCATCAAACATTTAGTAATTTTTTTAGCATTGTTACGGATAAAAATATGCTGGATATGTCTGATACCCGTGTTTATACTGATAAACCCTCTTTTTAATCCAAACCGCGGAATAACTAACGTTTACTAAGAAGAAATTCAATCTATTGTAGGTATTGAATTTCTTTATTGATTTAAATTTGTATAAAAATGATTAAATATACGAATTATATATAAATATGGAACAAGTGGATTATAAGGAAAATGTTCTCAATATATTGCAAAATGAAAAAATAAAGGCTATACGAATCGGCAATAAAATACGAGCAAGTGCATTTAAAAAAGGTTATGAGGGGGTATTAATGCACGAGGAACCAGTATACGATATAGACGAATTAATAAATATTAAGGGCATTGGTAAAGGTATTGTAAATACAATTAAATATAATTTAAATGAGAATTCAGATAACAAAGATATAAATGATCCTGAAAAAAAGGAAAAAAAGGAAAAATATGATTTATTGGAATCACTTACACACATTCACGGGGTAGGACCAAAAAATGCTGAAATATTAATGAACAAAGGTGTGTCGAGTATTGCTGATTTACGTAAAAAACTTGAAACAAACCCAAAATTATTAAATGATGTACAAAAAAAAGGGTTGAACTATTATGAAGATATTTTGCAACGCATTCCACGCAGTGAAATTGTAACTTATGAAAAACTGTTTTTAGATGCATTTGACGAATTGAAAGAAGATGATAGTCGGTTTATCATTGTAGGGAGTTATCGTCGAGGTGCAGAAACATCGGGAGATATTGACATATTTATAAGTTCGAAAAATAAGGATGTATATACGAAGTTTATCGATAAATTAGTCAATACAAATATAATAGTGGAAGTGTTATCAAAAGGACCTACAAAAACGCTGGTGATTACAAAATTAAATGATAAAAGTATTGCGCGTCGTGTAGATTTTTTGTATACGCCAATTGAAGAATATCCATTTGCTATTTTATATTTTACCGGAAGTAAAGATTTTAATACAGTTATGCGTGGTCAGGCATTAAAAATGGGATATACATTAAATGAACACGGAATTTCAATTAAGGATAAAGGAAAACCCAAAGGAGATAAATTAGAAACCAAATTTACAGAGGAAAAAGACATTTTTGATTTTTTGGAGTTAGAGTATCGAGAACCAAATGAACGAAAAAATGGATTTGCTGTCAAAAAAATAAAGAACGCAACCGAAAATAAAACGTTAAAAAAACAAATAATACAAAATAAAACAGGTTCAAATAAACTAACTTTAAATATAGAATATCCGGCAGTAGCAGGGACAGCGAAATTGGAAACAATTAATATCGCAGAAGATGACGTCAATGACCATTTAGATATAGAAGATATATCGACACAAGAAGCATCTACAATTATAGAAAATAATATTGTAGATGATAAAATAATGGTTGAAGAGAAACAAGCAATAACAAAGAAGAAACGAGGGCGTCCCAAAGGAAGTAAAAATAAAACAGTTAAAAATATAAAACAACCGAAAGAAAATAAATTCCCCGCTATGCTTGAAGAAACTATCCGGGAAAATGAAGAAGATATGTATACAAACCAGACAAATAATATTATAGATGTATTACCCGATACAGTTGAACCTGTGATTAAATTAGAAAAAATAGAAACAAATATAGAAGATGGAGAACCTATTGTGTTAGAAGAACCTGTATTAGTAGTCCCCACTGCGAAAACAAAGAAAACGCGCGGAAGGCCGGCGAAAGGAGAAAAAAACAACAAAACAAAGAAGTTAGAAAATAAATCAGAAGATAAAGTAATGAAACTAAAAGACAAGGACGTTTTACAACGCATGAACGAATTTAAATCAAAAGGTATGTCATATTTAGAAACACTTTCTAAAAATGAAATCAATGCACTCATAGTACTTGCAAATAAACAATTCCATTCTTATGTGGGAGAGAAAGATAGGCCGATTTTTACAGATAACGAGTATGATATTGTAAAAGATTATTTGGAACGCAAACATCCTGATGCTCCGGCATTAAAAGAAATCGGTGCACCGATTGAAAAGCATAAAGTTGAACTTCCTGTAAATATGCCTTCAATGGATAAGATAAAACCTTCCACCAATGCAGTTGATACCTGGAAAGGGAAATATAAAGGACCATACGTAATTTCTTGTAAATTAGATGGCGTAAGTGGTCTATATTACACATTAAATGGAGAACATAAATTATTTACTCGCGGAAATGGTAGCGTTGGTCAAGACGTGTCCCATTTATTGAAACATATAAAAATCCCTGATATCAAAGATATGATTGTACGTGGAGAATTCATTATTGCAAAGGATACCTTTGAAAATAAATATAAGAAGGACTTCTCTAATGGACGTAACTTAGTTGCCGGTATAGTAAACAGTAAAAAGTTTGATACAAAGGTCAAAGATGTTGAATTTATTGTTTATGAAAAAGTACAACCGGAAATGAAACCGAGTGAACAAATGTCAACAATGACAGAGGAAGGGTTCTCCGTTGTTCAAAATAAAAGTATAAATGAAATAAATAATGAAACACTGTCTAATGTATTGGTTGATTGGAGAAAGAATTATAAATATGAAATAGATGGTGTTATTGTAAGTGACGATGCGATTTATAAACGTGCAAATAAAAACCCGGATCATTCATTTGCTTTTAAAATGGTAATGAGCGACCAAGAAGCGGAATCCAAGGTGGTTGATGTGTTATGGAGTGTAAGTAAAAATGGATACTTGAAACCCCGTGTTCGCATTGAGCCGATTAATATTGGTGGTGTAAAGATTGAATATGCGACTGGGTTTAATGGTGATTTTATTGAAAAGAATAAAATAGGTGTAGGTGCATTAATTAAGATAATACGCAGCGGTGATGTAATTCCTTATATTAAAGAAGTAACAACTCCCGCGGAAAACCCCAAAATGCCGGATGTTGATTATACGTGGACATCCACCCACGTAGATATTATATTGACAAATAAAGAAGGAAATAGTGAGATGCTAGAAAAAACGGTTACTATATTTTTCACCAGCTTAGATGTAGCAAGTTTATCATCCGGAAATGTTAAACGTTTAATTGCAGCGGGTTATAATTCTATATGTAAGATTTTAGAAATGAAAGAAGACGATTTCTTGAAGGTGGATGGTTTCAAAGAAAAAATGGCAAAGAAGATATATGAAAGTATACAGGAAAAAATGAAAACGGCTTCATTGGTTAAAATAATGGCGGCGTCTGGTAAAATGGGTCGTGGTATGGGAGAACGTAAATTAAAACCGATTATGGAGAAATACCCGGACATTTTAAATACGACTGATCGTCCCGAAGAAAAAATATTACTGCTGCGTCAAATAAATGGCGTTGGACCCGAAAATGCAAAAACGTTCGTGGAAAATATTGGTTCATTTTTAGAATTTATGCGTCAATGTAAACTCACATACAAATATGAAGAACCGCCCACCAAAGATATGACGACGGACACAGCCGAACGTGTAATGGATAAAACCAATCGGTTATTTAATAAGAAAATTGTAATGACAAAAGTACGTTCAAAAGAAATCATTGAAAAATTACCGATTTTTGGCGCAGAATTGGAAAATAATATATCCAAAAATACCTTTGCGCTAATCACAAAATCAAAAGAGGAAACATCCAATAAAATAATAAAGGCTCAGGAAATGAGCATTCCTATTTTTACACCGGATGAGTTTATTGAAAAATACTTGAAATAGTAATGTTGCCGAAAAAGAGTAACAAAGTGTATATTATATAATGTAGTATAATATACAATGCGGAATTCATTACACAGATATGTTTGTAATAATCATATAGAATTATTAATAGAAACACTGTTATCCCCGTGTAGAGGGATTTGTAAAATATGTAAACAAAAACGAGTAAATGGTTATTCGAATCCAGACCATGTATCAAACCCATTTGGCTATTTATATTTAATACCCCGTTTATGTGAGAGTTGTGCTGTTAAACATCAAAAATGTATGTGGTGCAATTATTAAGACCGTTTTTTTCCACCAAACGATAGGGCATTGTCGTCGATATCGTGTTCATAACCAGCATCATCTAATTGTTTATTGAAATTATCATTATCGTATAATAATCCTGCTATATCGACATTTTCAATAACTTTATCGTTATTTTGTATTGTTCCATCCTTCATATATTTTCCAATATACACATCTTTATTACCTAACGCATATACTTCATCTTTTTCATTTCGATATACAATAATTCGGCCATTTGATACTGGAATAGTGGGATTTTCAACATCTATGTAATACCCCCATCGGTGAGCTTCAATAATTGCGTCGTCCCGTTTTTGTTTTTTTTTTAAAAAGAAATCAATATCTTGGGGCTTCAATGGTTTTTTTGGTCTTGTTGGTGGAAAAGAACCTTTCGGGTTTTTTGTAGGAGAACGTTCTCCTCCTTTTATCGAACCACATTCACCTATTGTTGCGCCCGAATATTTTATATATTCTTTAAAATTGCACTTTGTGCTGCGATTACCACGACATTTTCGGCATTTTTTCTCATATTTTTTGATCTTCTTTTCATTGGTTCCTTCGTCTATAAAATGCGACAATTTTTTGCATGTGTTACACCGTCCATATTTTACTTTTGGGGGGCATTTCTTCACCGCATTAGAATTATTCATTAAACTTTCAAATCCGGATTTACCGAATGTTTTATTATTATAACACACATTTTGTTTTGGTACGAGCGAGCTTATAACCGCAACCGTACCAACCGCAACAGGCATAAACATTTGTATATTACCCCCTTTTCGTCTTTTTAGTGTTTTATTTTTTATTTTTTTCGTTTTCATTTTTTTACCCTTCTCTGTTTTCATTTTATATTATAATTATAAAATAAAATAAAATTTATACATAACTCTCTACGTTGTTTACATAAAATGTGCGCAAAGAGTCCTCACTATTATCGGTCGTTTCATAAACTTTGAAAAAGTCACTTTCTAATTGTGCGACGGGGGTATGGTTATGGACCTGGCGAGCAATCATTTTGTATAATTTAAAATTAGGATAACGCTCTTCTCCGTTTTTTTTATATAAAATGTTTTTTCCATTGTCATCAGTACACCAACGTGCAATTATTTGTTGGAAATCATTCAGTTTATTAATTTTCATTTCACTATCAATTACAAAATCATAAATAGAACAACCTAAACGACACAAATCAAAGCTATAATTCGGCATAATCTTTTTTTTGGAAAAATCACAGAAGGGTTCGAAATTATATTGAGTATGGGCATCACCCCCTTCTTTAAAACTGTCACTGCAATATGTTATATTATTGTATGTTATGATTGCTCTACCAAAGTCAATCATTTTATAAATACGTCCATAAGTTGGTACCTTATATACAACGGAATTATAATGATAATAAATATATTCATAATCTACTTCATCGTACATAATATTATTTGTATGAAGATCATTGTGCGTAAAATTAAATGCCTTCTGTAATGTAATTAATATCATAATAATTTGAAATAATGCAGATCGTCCTTGGTCTTCGTCAATCACATTATTCGCCAATAAACTATCAAATGTATTATTACATTTTTCCAGACATATCATTTGAACAGGAAAATCCTTAATATATGCATACAATGGATCTTCTTCAATACTACTTTCGTCTTCACCTTCTTCATCGTCTTCTTCACATTCTCCTTCATCTTCTTCTCCCGAAATATTAATT